CTATGCCCGACTGGTATCAATACACGCTTGGTGTTATTGTAGCTGCAAGCTTTGGTGTAAGGTCAGCAACTAAATTTTTCGGCAAAGGAAAATAAGAATTTTCTTTAAACAAAAAAAATCTGCGGTTGTAAAAAAATAAAAAACCGCCTTGAATATGGAGACTGTTGGTAATGCAAAATTGGCAGATAATTCTTTTAATAATGGTAAGCATTAATACTATTGTTAATTGCTGTCGATTGTTACTGGAAATGAAACGGCATGAAGCTGTGCCAAACTATTTAGGTGGTAAAAATGAGCTTTAAATTATCAGATAGAAGTTTGTCTCGCCTTCGTGGTGTTCACCCTGATCTGGTCAAGGTGGTGAAGGCTGCGATTGACGTTACTGATGTAGACTTTGGTGTTGGAATTGGTTTGAGAACTGAAGAAGAACAAGCTGCTCTTGTCGCCAAGGGTGCATCACAAACCATGAAGAGCAAACACTTGCGTCAAGATGATGGCTTCTGCCATGCCGTTGATCTCTTTGCTTATGTTGGTGGCAATGTGGATTGGTCGCTGCCTCTCTATGATAACATTGCTGATGCAATGAAGAAGGGTGCGTTAGCTCACTCTGTTCAATTGCGTTGGGGTGCTGCTTGGTCTGTCCCAAATGTTATGGAGTGGGAAGGTACAATGGAAGAGGCGATGAACTCTTATATAGATTTACGCCGTTCTCAAGGTCGCCGCCCTTTTATTGATGGACCTCATTTTGAATTAATGTAGGTCTTGCTTTTGGTCTGAGCGACCAGTCTGGTGCAAGCTTTCGTTCCTGTTCGTAGTTGGTGCGGTTGCCGCTTGTGTCTACGCCAACACACTGATCGTGGAATCCATGCAGGTCATGGAATCTCACAAAGTCTTGACAGTCTTGCCAGTCAGTGAACGGTAAGAAAGCAATGAAAGCAAAGCTAAGACTATTCACCTGCCAACTCCTTTAGATTATATCTACTAATAATTTGGCTGACTGCTTGATGCGAGGTGCCGACAACGTGCGCTATGGAGCGGACTTTCATATCGGACTTCATGCAGAGTAATATTTTTTCTGCCTTCTGGGAGAGCTTTTGGCTCTTGTTGGGCCTACCCCCTTTGTAACCTCCGTCCCTGCCCTTGTACCCTGCGACAGCGTTGCTACCGCCTATGCGAGAGAGCATCCTTGCGTTCTCCACCTTGGCATAGACCATCATCTTTTCTAGCTGTGTCACTTGACTTGTCCTCCTTTGTTTTGTTTACTGGAATTGTGAGGCGGCTCTCTCAGAAACCCAAACTTTTTGTATCGTTTACCTGCCTGTTAAACTTTATATTAACTGCCGCTTCACACCTTATCAGGCCACTTTGCCCTTAAAAATTTTATATCGTAGTGGTGCGCAAAGCGTCTAAGCACAGGCTCGTCACACCTTAGTATCTTAGCTGCATCTTTCATTGTGTAATTGGCAGCAAAGCTTTGAACGAGTTCAATCTTTTCGCGCTGATGCCTCGCTTTTATTTCTTGCCATGTTTCCATGATGTCTCCTTGGGAAAAAAAGGACGCTCCGAAGAGCGCCCAAGTCTGTGAGTATTGAGGCAGACTCACTGGGTAGAATGATTTATCCTAAAACGGAATGTCATCTTCTGGCAAGGCTTTTGATGGATCAGGAATCTTTCTGTCCTCAGTGCCACCTTGCTTATCACTTACGTTGAAGGACATATAAGGCTTGCCGTCTTTCATTCTGCGCCAACCTGCAATGCGCTTCTCAAGTGGAGATTCGACCACTTGCTTCATTGGCCCAGAGTAATCGGGCGCTGCTTCGTTGCCCTTCTTGTCATTCTCAAATAGAACGCCGACTTTCTGAAAGACCTCAACAATCTTTCTGCCGTCTCGCGTCTCGTCTGAAACCAAGACAATCTTATTATCATTGCCGTCAACATTTACCTTACCTTGCAGGATCATCTTCTGCGTGGGAAAGGGTGTGAAGGCTGCGCCTCGGTTTGTATCGTCATATTCTGCCATGCTTTTGGCTCCTAGTTAGTAGTTGTGGGGCGGCTCTTAGTGGAGAGTCTACCGCGCCGCCCCTTGTACGGTTAGTCCAGAGGCAGGAGAACGCCCCTCTCCACAAGATTACCACCCATTGTTGGATGAGCCGCCACTGTCTGCGGCATACTTATTACCATCCATTTCTCCTAAGAATACGTCAGCATTACAGCCAACGTGCGACAGAGCTTTAGTCAGACCATCAGTGACAGCCATCTTGGGGGCATCCTCTGCCATCCGTCCCTTGACTGAATCAAAGAACTTACGACAGCCAGTGAACGGCCCAAATACATTTGATGGATTGCCATGCCAGACAGAGACATGAGCAAGCACTGCGCTATCTCCGTTGCTGACGTTGACGATCTGTGTTTCACTATGCCAACCCCATCCGTCACCGACAGGGCCAAACTCTTCGGTCATCATTCTGACCTGATATTGTGGGTCAATAGCTGTGAAGCTACGCGCTCCAAAGCTGACCTTCTTAAGGTATCTTGGATCAGACTTTGAAAGCCTATCCCATATTTCCATAGTCATTTCACTTCTCCATTTCGTTTAGTAATTCTTAATGCCCCTCGTTTGTCTCGTTTGACTGTGAGGAAATCACAGTAAACTTCTCTCTCATTTGGGGCGACCATTTCTTTGAGAGATTTCTTTGCGTTCTGGAATACTTTGTCTTGCTCAAGCCCTTGGGTGTATGTGACTGCTGTATTGACAAACTCGTTGCTTGTTGAGGCATCTCGTATGACCATGTTGTCCACCGAAATGGAGTTGGTTGAGACATTTGGCGTTGAAATATTAGTCGGCTCTTCGTCGCGTACAACGTGATCCCAGAAATCTGACACCACTGCCCACATAGAATTGAAATACGAGTAGTCATATGAGACAACAGTTGACTCCCATTTGTTGTTACCAAAGATTACAGACAGGTAAGCATCTGGCGCTCCTGCTAACCGACAATACAATTGTATCTGCGGCATGTAGTATTGGATAACTTTTTCCATAGTGTTGTATGAGTTAGTGTGCTTTGCTTCGACAACAGCATCACCAAACATAGCATCTATTGTCCCCTTCACAGGGACAGACCCAATGGCATCTTCATACTCGCGCTGATGATCTGATAGCACACAGGCATACTCAGCCTCGAACCAGTCAAGGTTAAAGCCCTCAGTATGTATGCCCATTTGCACAGCTAAATTTTTAGACAGATCAGGTGAGTCTATTCGACCTGTTTTGATTTGCCATAGCTCAAGCCAATCACCCTGCATAATTTTTACACAGTCAGACCCGCCTATAAAGCCAGTTCGTTTCATGGTTTTCTCCTTCTGGTACAGTAGTTAGACTACTGCATATGTGCAGACTACGCAAGATATTTCTTAATGTCTGCTTCTGTTAAGTCTGTAAATTCTAGCAGCCTTTCTTTCTGCTTACCTTTAAGATAGCCTTCGCCGATTGGCTCTCCGTTTTTGATGCGTCGAGCCATCACCTCGTATTCGTCGAGAACATAATTTGTACGCTTGTATTCCTTAGCGTAATGAGGTGAGCTTGTAGCTTTGCTAACGTGTGCATCCCACACATTGCTTTCGACATACTTGCTAAGTTTAGTTGGTTTCTTCATGGCATATAATACTCCGCTATGCGTTTGCCATTTGGCAAGTCGATCATTACCTTCTCGACATTAAAGCCTGATGTTTTTAATTCAGATATTCTTGCTGATAATCTGAAGCATCCAAATAATTCTAGCGCTTCAAGTGAAGTTAATCTCAAACCTTTTTTAAGGTGAGTCTTTATCATTTTGTTCTGCGTTTCCATTAGCTTTCTCCATTAGCTGTTGAAATTCATCGCCACTCATAATGACTAGCGTTTGCGGACTGCCTGTCCGTCTTTTATAGAAGGCAATGTCTCGCCTATCTAATACTGAGAAGGGGCTAGGGAAGTTGGACTTGTCCCTATACTTAACCTCTCCTACCATTTCTCGTCCGAAGATTTCGAGCTTGATGTCTCCGCTATACTCTCCTCCCAAGCTG